GGCGATAGCCGTATCAACGGGAACACGCTCCTACAACTACGTGATGACCATCAACCCCGCTCCGGCGCCGGGCAGCCTGCAAGTCTCCTACCGTGCGCAGGGCCGCTGGTATGACCTGCGCGACAACGGCACCGGCGCCCTGCGCGGTATCAGCGCCGCACACGGCAGCGGCGCGGTCGATTACCGCAGCGGCACCGTCACCATCACCTGCGGCGAGCTGCCCGATGTCGGCTCCGAAATCCTCTACGCCTGGGGCAGTCCGGCCACCGCCAAGAACCGCAGCGACAGCACCCCCGCTGTCACCATGCTGCTGCAAATGGAGGCGGGTGTCGCGCCCGGCAGCGTCAAACTGAGCTGGACGGACAATGGCGCCAAAGCCGCCCAGGATGACGGCATGGGCAACATCACCGGGGCATGGACGGGGACGGTGGACTACCGCAGCGGCGACATTACGCTGACGAACTTCGCGGGAGGTGACAAGCACCTCGACGTGAAAGTGGATTACTCGGTGGGCGAACCGCAGACGCAGGAGTTTAAGGCCCCGGCGCGCGGTCACGACGGCAACGTCACCCTCAATCTTGCGCAGCGGCAAATCAAGCCGCGCAGCTTCGAGATGACCTTTAACGTGCTGGTCGAAGACTACGATCACAAGGTGCAGGAGGGCGAGGCCTACACGCGGCAGGTGGACCCCTACGTCACCGTACGCGACAACGGCAGCGGCGGCCTGGTTGACGGCAACGGCACGAACTTCGGCAGCATTGACTACGCGACCGGTACCGTCAAATTCAAGCCGGATTACGTGACCCGTATCCCCAAACCCATCTACCGCAAGCAGCCGATGGGCGAGAAAATCGTCAGCACCCAGGGCAACCAGCAAACCGTCAAGCCGCTGTACCGTCTCGTCTTTGCCGGGTTTGAGTACATCAGTGCGCTGGCTAGCGCGCCGATAGACGACAGCTTTGTGGTGACCACGCGCTATCGCGGCCAGCAATCGGAAGACGCGCGCACGAAACAGGCGACCAGCGGTGTCTTGCGTGTGGATCTGCTGCCCACCTTGCACGAGCGCGTTGTCCCCGGCAGCGTCTGCTTTACCTGCGGCAGCGAGACCTACTTTGACCGCCGTGGCGAACTCTACTACCGCCTCAATCCTGCCACCGGTGCCGCCAGCAAAGCGGGCAGCATCAACTACGAGACCGGCATTGCCATTGTTGATCTCGCCGAAGGCAGCGCGGTGCGCCTGCTGGCGCTGGCGGGGACGGTCAAGGGCAATCCGGTGGACGAGGCGGTGTGGCGTATCCCCTCGGCACCGGTGCGTCCGGCCTCGCTGCACATCACCGCCACCCCGCTCACCGGCGGCCAGCTCAGTGTGCGCAGTGATGCCGGTGGCAAGATTGAGGGCAGCAATATCGAGGGTACCATCGATTACGAAACGGGCGTGGTGCGGGTGCGTTTTGGCCGCCTGGTCACCGCTGCTGGCAATGAGGGCAAATACTGGTACAACCCGGACGCAGTCGAGAACGGCAAAATCTGGGAACCCATCCCGGTCTATGCCGACACCATCACCTACTCGGCGGTCAGCTACGCCTACCTGCCGCTGGATACCGCCATCATCGGCATTGACGCGGTGCGTCTGCCCGCCGATGGCCGGGTGCCCATCTTCCGGCGTGGCGATATGATTGTCATCGGCCACCGTCTGGAGGACGACCTCGGCAGTGCCCACACCGCCGGGCAGACCGTGCAACTCAGTCGTAACGATCTGGATGACATCTGCCTGCGCGACGCGAAAGGGGTGCCGATTGATGCCAAGTGGTACGACTACGACCTGCAAAGCGGGAAAATCACCTGGGCGACGCCTCTCGACCTCTCCGCCTACACCCTGCCGATCAAGGCCGGACATTCGCGTGAGGAGGAGAACCGCATCATGGTCGCCGACATCGACGGCACCTTGACGCTGCAATTCCCGGTGGCGCGTGACTATCCGGCGGGCGAGACCTACATCAGCAGTGCCCTGATTGGCGGCGACCTGCAATGCCGTGTCAGCCCGCCGTGGTCGCAAAAGACCTTCGACAACGTCTGGGATGACAACCCGCGCGGCGACGGTATTGCCGCCAAGCTGAACAGCAAGGATTACCCCTTCAAGCTCACTGACGACGGCGCTGTCACCGACCGCTGGGCAATCGTCTTCAAGGACGGCAACCAGTTTGAGTTGTTCAGCGAAGCGGTCGGCTTTGTCGGCAAGTTTGACACCCTCTCCGACCTTGCCCCTATCAACCCCGCCACCGACAAGCCCTACTTTGTCCTGCCGAAAGGGGCGTTTGGTATCAACAATGGCGCCAGTGCCTGGGCCTACGGCAACACCATCCGCTTTAATAGCTATGGCACCCACATGGGCGTGTGGATACTGCGCGCGGTGCAGCCGTCCGCCAAGCGGCAGCACAGCACGGACGGCTTTATGGTCTGCCTCAGAGGCAACACCACCGAGATTTAGGAGGCAACATGTACGTCAACAACATCGAAATGCCGGTCACGCTCTATCTCTCCAGCGATGATCAGGCGCCGGTACTCACCAACGCCAACCTTAGCGTCATCCTCAAAGCCTGCCTCGTCACCGGCTATGGCAGCAAGACGGGGGCGGGTTGGACCATGCCCTACGAAGACGCCGCGCAAAACACCCGCGTTTTTGCCCCCAAGCACGCGGGCGAACTCGACAGCTACCTGCGCGTCAAGGACAACGGCAGCGGGAACAGTACCGTGCAGGCGTATCGTGAAATGACGGGCATTGACGCCGGGGAAAAAATCCTCGACCTCGGGCTTCCCTACAAATACGCGGTGAGCAACCCGACCGGGCGCTGGGCGGTCATTGCCAGCGAACGCAGCGCCATCATCTGGGTGGAAAGCGGCTACGACAGCGCCGGGCGCAACGGCCAAATGCTGTTCTGCGGCGACACCGCGAGCGCGCACGACGGCAGCCGTTGCCTGCTGCTCGCGCACAGCGGCGGCACATACAGCGATGGCTCGACCAGCAGCCTGTTCCACTACGACAAAGCCGACACCAGCGTCAAAGCCAGGAGCTACCGCGACGGGGACGGCGCGGCAGAACAGGACTTCCTCAGTCTGTTTAGCGAGCCGCGCGAAACAGCGGGGCAGTACCTTGCCCCCGTCCTCATGCAGCGCGGTGGGCTGCTTTACCCCGTGCCAGGCATCCACACTAGCACCCGTGCCGCCGATAACCTGACCGAAATCAACGACGACGGCACCCCGTACATCGTCTTGCACAGCTATGGCTGGTCGAATATCCCGAAATACTTTGCCCGCCTGGTCATCCGCACTGACAAATGGCGTTACTGACATGCTGCTCGAACCGCACTACATCCCCGACCACAGGGGCTACTTCGCCGGCCAGGACGACGGCATCGTCACCGTCGCCGGGCAGGGCGCTATCGGCAACCTCTACGTCTTCGACGCGCGCACCATGCTGCTAGTACAGCGCGCCCGCTCGCTCACAAGCGGTCATTACCTCGTCCCCTACCTTGACCCGGCGCGGCGTTACGTCCTCATGGCGCGGCACCCGCAGGGGCACTACGAACCGGTCTGCTACGACCAGCTGCGCCCGGCCAATAACCTGACCATCACCGAACAGCGCGAGGTATGGCGCGCATGGCAATAGACGTCAGCAAACTGCCGATCAGCTTTGTCACCCGCACCGGCAAACAGGCATCGGACAAGCTGCCACTGCCGTTTACCCGCCGCGTGGGCGACGCCCCCGGCCCCAAACCACAACCGAAATGGGTGAAAATCAGCGGCTGCGCTGCGGTGGCAACGGCGCCGACAGTAGATGTGACTGCCTGCCTCAACCAGCACACCCGCGTCAGATCCGTCGCTACCTGCCTGCCCGCGAGCCACACGCCCATGGTGGACGTCGTGCGCTGCCTGACCTTTACCGTCGCCGGATTACCGTCGCTCACCGCCTGCACCCAGGCCGCAACCACACCGACCTGGCGCATCGCCACCTGCCTGCCGGTCACCCTCAACGCCTACCCGCGCCTGGGTAACTGCGCTATCCCCCCAATCGGCACCGCGCCACCGCTGGCCAACTGCGCAAGCGCCATGCAGCCGGGCAACCCCCTGCTCAAAGGCTGCAAGACACCGCGCATCACCATCGCCCCGCCGCTTGTCAACTGCAACCGCCAGCACGGCTGGGGGTTGCCACTCGCCCACTGCACCCCACTCACCTACCAGCGCGCCGTGCGTCCGCCCTGCGAGTACTACCCCATCCCGCTACCACCACCGCCGCCGGACGTCTCACCCTGCCGGGTGCGTCCGCCATCGCACCGTCTGCCGCTGCCGTTTACGCGGCGCCGCATCAATCGCGACCCCAGCCGCCTGCCCCTGCCGCTGCGCTGCTGGCACGACAGCGACACCACCGACCTGCCCACCCTGCCCGGATACATCATGCACAACAGAATCAGCGCCGAATATAACGGCCAGACCTTACAAATCCTCGCCCTCACCCTCAAAGCCGACACCGACGGCTACTGCTGGCAGGGCGACCTCACCCTCGCCCCCGCCGACTTTGCCAAACTGCAAATGGACACCCGCCGGGCGGGCGACGAAGCCGTCATCACCCTGCGCATCAACCACCAGCGCTGGGACATCCTGGCAGAAGACTACCGCGACACGCGGCGCTTCATCGGCCACAGCTACACCATCACGGGCAGATCCATCACCGCCAAACTGGGCGCGGACTACACGCAGGGGCGTCACATCAAATACGAACAAAGCCGCTACGCGCGGCAGATTGCCGACGAACAGTTACAACCAACGCCCTGCACCATCGCGGCCTGGGACGCGGTGGACTGGCTGGTGCCGGGCGACAACTACACCGTGAGCGGACAAACGCCCATCGCCGTCGTGATGGACATCGCGCAGGCCATCGGTGCCTTTGTCGAGTCGCATCCCTACGAGCCGCAACTCTTTGTGCGCCCGGTGTGGCAAAAAACCGCGTGGGAAAAACCGACGCCAACGCTGACCATCCCGTCCAACCTTATCCTCAGCATCAGCGGGCAACGCCGCATCAGCGAGCGCTGCAACGGCGTGCGCGTGGTCGGCAAAGGGGCAACCGCCAAAGGCGCGCTGGTATGGCGCGAAGGCACCGACCAGACGCCGGAAGCCGCCCTGCGTGAACACGCCCTCTACACCGACGAAACCGCACACCGTGCCGCCGGTATTTATGCCCTGTCCGAAACCGGTACGCACAAAATCGAGACCGTCACCCTGCCGTGGGCAGAAAAATACCAACTGCCGCTGGCGAGCCTCGGCGCGGTGTGGGCATTCACCGAGGCGGGGAAAACATGGCAGGGCGTCATCAAAGGTATCCAGGTCGAAGTGACGCTGGACAACAACGCACCCGTCGTCACACAAACCCTCACCATTGACCGCTACATGGGGGACTGACATGAACATCCGCCAGCAATTCGAGAGCCTGCTCAACCCCAAACGGCGCATGACCGCAAAAATCACCGGCGGCAAAGGCGCAAACGTGTGGGTAGCCGAAACCCCGACCGGCTCTGTAGTCGTCCTCACCGGACAAGGACAAATCGGCCAGCATGTGTACTACAACGCCTACACGCTGGAGATTGAGGGCGAGGCCCCGGCAGTGACGTGGGCGGAAATCAAGGTCTAGTTAACGCTTATTTTTACCGGATGTAAGCGCTTCGATAGCTTCTGCATCCGTAATATTGCGAGTATCAACGAACGGGATAAGGACAACATCCTCAAATTCTTTCAGGCGCGCCTGCATCTCTTCATAGCGCGCGGCGGGGACAAAATAGCCAACGACATCGCCAGCGTCATTGCAAACCGGCAGAGCATCGGAAGCCGTGCCGTCCTGCACACGTTGCAGGGCAATATCAAGGCTCACAGGGTCATGGGACATAGATACCTCACAAAAAAGAGGCGGCCCCGGTGAAGCGCAACCGCTATCGTGATGGGAAAACCGCCTTTAACATGACTATCAATCAAAAAAGACAGCGACGCGCGCCGTGCGCTAACACAGCGCGCGCCGACCCGCAGACGGTTCCTGCAAGGTCAAAGCTGCCACCTTCGAAGGCGGCGGAATCTTATCAAAGGAACCGTTATGCACAAATACACGACGCAACACCGCTGTTGTGTCTGTCACAAGCTGCTCGCGCAAAGCCACAACCTGCGCGGCCAGCTCGAAATCAAATGCCCGCGCTGCAAGCGCGTGGCGGTCTTTAACAACCCGGAATGCCGCGAGCATCTACACGGAGATGCTTATGCAATACGGCAAAAACGGCTATAAATACCGGCCACAATATGGCGTTATCGTTCGCTGCAAGGACGAGGCGCATCAACAGGCGCTGTACAAACAGCTCACTGCGCTGGGCCTCAAGGTCAAGGTGGTGTGTGTATGAGGGTCAGCATCCATCACCGCTGCGCCGACTTCAACTCCTACCGCGCGGCGCGGGTTAAATCCCTCTTTAACGTGGACAGCGGCGCGGACGTTTACATTGACGCCGACCTGCCGCTTGATGCGCGGCCGTGGCAAATCGGCGTCATCGTCGGGCCTTCCGGCACTGGCAAAACCAGCATCGGCAGACGCCTGGGCGCACTCTATGCTCCCGCCTGGCCGCGTGACCGTCCCATTGTTGACGCTATCGCACCGGACGGCAGCTTTGATGACGTCACGGCGGCATTGGCCTCCGTTGGTTTGGGTACGGTGCCCGCGTGGCTGCGACCTTACGCCGCGCTCTCCAATGGGGAACAATTCCGCGCCAACCTCGCCCGCGTCATCTGCGAGGCACCACCACTGGTGGTAATTGACGAGTTTTCCTCGGTTGTTGACCGGCAAATCGCGCAAATTGGCGCCGGTGCCTTTGCCAAGAGCTGGCGCTGCCTGCCCGCACGACCACAAGCGGTGCTGCTATCCTGCCACTACGACATCCTCGACTGGCTTACGCCTGATTGGGTATTCAACACCGCCAGCGGCACCTATCAATGGGGGTGGCCCAGGCGACGCCCCACAATCGACCTGGAAATATACCAATGCCGCCAAGCCGACTGGGCCCTGTTTGCACCGCATCACTATCTAGACCTGCCACCGATGATGGCGGCCACTCACTACATGGGGCTGGCGGGCGGCCAGCCCGTGGCGCACATCGCCTTTTCCACCCGACCGGGGATGACCGAGGCCCGCGCTTGCCGCTTGGTTGTGATGCCGGAGTGGCAGGGCGCCGGTGTGGGGATGCGCTTCCTCAATGGCTGCTGCGCGCTGTGGCTGGCCGGACAAAACCGCTACAGCTTGCCGCTGCGCACGCTTTTCCACACCAGCCACCCTGGCCTTGCCGCCGCGTTGCGCCGTGACGCGCGCTGGACACAAGTCTCCGGCACACTTTGCGGCAGCAACAAGGGCCGGTCACGCGATACCCTGCGCAAATCGGGGAAAGGGTCGGGCTTCGGCGGGCATTTCCGTGCGGTGCAGGGCTTTCGCTACTTGGGCGAGGAGGACGCATGCACGTCGTGATCGTCGGGCAAAAATGGCTGGCGGCGGCGGTATTGCAGGCGTGCCACGCCAAGCGTTACACCGTCTCGGCGGTCGCAACGGGCGGGGATGACGCCTTCCGCCGCGCGGCTTACACCGCCGGAGTGTTGCACGGCGAGGCTGTCACCCAGATCCCCGCTTGCGATCTGATAGTGGCGGCCCACCTGCATG